GTTTGAAAAACCCGTAGTATTATCTGTTAAAGCATCATAGCCTACTGCTGTAACATTAGATGCTGTGGTACTTGCATCTAAAGCTTGTGTGCCAACAGCAGTATTTTGAGTACCTGTAGTTATTGATAGACCTGCACTATATCCAACTAAAGTATTATTATCTCCAGTCATTACAGAAACACCACCTGAACCTGCTCCTGCCAACATACCTATAGCAGTTGTTTGTGATGCTGTAGTGAGATATCTTGATGCCTGAAAACCAACAGCAGTATTGTTATCACCAGTTGTTGCATCATTTAGTGCAAAACTACCAATTGCTGTATGACCATCACCTGACGTCACATCAGTTAAAGAAACATTACCTATTGCTGTGTTGTGATTGCCTGAAGTTACTGAGTCTAAAGCTGTATCACCCAAAGCTACATTACCTGTACCAGTTGGATAATTACCATCAAGTTTAATTGTTCCACCATCTACTGAGACGTTACCGTTTACGGTTAAACCTGTAAGAGTGCCTACGCTTGTTATGTTGGTTTGAGCTGCTGTAGATAAAGTTCCTGCTAAAGTGTTACCAGTAACCGTACCAGTTGTAGTGATTGCTCCAGATCCTGCATCTAACGCAGCAACGGTTGTAGTCCCGCCTAAGTTTAGATCAGTAAAAGCGTCAACGACTGCTGCTCCAGATCCTGCTCCGTCTGAATAAACAACTTTTACGTCCCCGTTAGGTATAGTAACGTTAGCTCCGCTACCCTGGGATATGTTGATTGATTGAGATCCAGATGTTGCGTTTTCTATAATCCAAATTTTTGATACGGTATTAGGTGCAATCGTAAGAGTCCTGGTAGCTGTTAAACTAGCTCCAGAAGTTACTTTTAAATACAGACTTCTAGCTGGATCGGTTGCTCCGTCTGCTATAGTTGTTGTTGCGTCTGCGTCTGAACCGAATGAAGCCTCAGTACCGTAACTAAATGCTTCTGCTATTAACTCTAAATTGGTATTAGTTGTATCACCCCAAGTTCCAGACTGGTCCCCGGTAGCCATCTCCTCTAATCTTAAATCGTTTACATATGTACTTGCCATTTTTTTCCTCTTGTCTTAAGCGACTTCTTCCCAGCTAGGAGCTTGGGCTTCATCAATCTCTGAGAATGATGATGTTTGCGTATCTGTTATGTTAGTATAGTTTGGAGTTTGGCTTTCATCAATAAGCGACCATATTAAAAACTTACCAACACTTCCTGTTGCGCTGACTCCCAATAGTATAACATTCGCATCAGCGTTTTGGGTAACATTTCCTAAAGCAGATGTGGCGGATTGTCCTGTTACATCAATATTAATTGATAATAATACAGTTATTGATCCTATTTCACCTGTAGCAGCTAAGCCTGTTACAGAAATATTATTATTAGTAACAAGTGTAATACTTCCAAGACCAGAAGTTAATCCAAATCCTGTTATATTTACGTCTGCATTTGCTTTTGGCGTTACTGTACCTAAAGCAGAAGTTGCCGCTAAACCTGTTAAGGTTATATTTGCCTTAGCATTTACTAAAGGAGTTCCTAAAGCAGATGTACCAACCTGGCTAGCAGGAGTTACGTTAGCTTTAGCAATAGTTGCAACAGTTCCAAGCGCACTTGTTAGCTCTAAACCATCTACGCTTACATTTGCTTCTGCGTCTACAACCGCTGTTCCAAGAGCAGATGTGGCCTCTTGACCCGTAGGAGTTACGTTTGCTTCTGCTTGAATTTGTACTGAAACAGTACCTAATTGACTGTCTAAAGACGGAACTACTGCTACTGCCTGAGCATTTACGCCCACGCCGCTTACGGCTGCTGTTGCTGATTGACCAGTTAAAGTTAAATTAGCATCAGCTATTACAGAAATAGTGCCTAAAGCACTTGTAGCTGATTGACCTGATACGGGTACTAACGTGGCTGCTGGTTCACCCCAGGGACCATCTCCCCACGTAGAGCGACCCCAACCGACTGCCATCTTAAGACAGCCTTAAGCGATTCTTATAATCGCTGTACCTGAAGCTGCGGCTGGAAATACGATTGTAAAGTCGCCAGCAGTAGATGTTTTATCGCCACCAAAGTCGATTGTTGCTACAGATTTGTTTGAATCACTTGAGTTATAAATCATACAACCTCTAGCTGTAATAGTAGCTGTACCAAATGTTAGATCATTAAAATCACAAAAAGCAGTTGTTCCAGATGTTGTTGGAGTTACGTTAGTTAAATTAGCTCCACCTGAAGTGTAGTTAGTTCCAGAAGCTTGACCTGTAGTTGTAAAGGAAGTTGTAGTAGCTCCTAAAGTAGCAGATGAAGTATATAAAGCTAACTTATAAGTATCGCCTGCAGTACCTGCTGTAAAATTATGATTTCCAAGCAATAGCTCTTTTTTAAAACTCGTTGTAAGTGTTGATGTAATTGCCATAATTATAGTTTCCTAATTAAATCAGCAGCTTCTTTTAGATCTGCTTTTTCTAATTGATTGTTAATTGTTATCCTATCAGATTTTATCGCATTTTGCATATAATTGTTAATAACTTTTTCTATATTATCTCTATAGGCTTTTACTTGCTCTTTTACATTTTCTGGAGCTTCATCGCTTACTTGTATTATTTTATCTATACATAATTTAGCCCAAAATTCAGTTGGATGACCGCCCTCATCTGTAGTATGAACTTCTAACATACCAAGCTCAGGACCTGCTTTATAACTCATTACCATTTGTTTGGTTCTCCTACTTTATTTTTTTTTAAATGTGTATCGTTCCTATCTATAAGAACCGGTTCTTGTTCTTGTTTAAATTGCTGTACTTGACTTTGTTTTTTTGCTATTAAAACACCTTTTTCGTCTGCAATTACAACCAAAGGATCATCTAAACGATGGTATCCGTACAGCTTTTCACTAGCAGGAACATTTGTATCTAGCAATCCACTTGTTGCCGCTACTTCTACTTGTATGCCATTAAACATAGCCTTACTCAACCAAAACTCTACACATGCTCTACCAGATTCAGCAAAATGCAAATTGCCTTTATAACTAAAATCTATACCAAACATTTTTATTTTTCCAACCTTATTCCATACAGCAAAAGCTACAGCAAAAGCAACCGTATTATTAAGATAATGTGATCCACATCCTGCTAAGACTTCATCTATAGGATATTCAACAAGTCCAGGACATCTATCATCCAATTCGCATGTATATATAGGTCCTTGATGTTCTTGTAATAGTTTAGACATACTATCAGTTTGCCCACCAGCATCGTCTGTATCTAAGAATCTAGACGCAGGATCCATCATAAACACTCTGTCATGATATATAACAGAAGCAACAGAATTTATTGCCCAAACTTCGTCAAAATGTGATCCGTGTGATTTTGCTAAATTATAATCAAACCAGCTTTTGCCCATGCCGACAATAGCTACGGTTTTACCTTCAAGTTTCTTGATTGGTTTCATATCTTCTCCTTTTTTGTAAGTTTAAGTAACTTGCGTTCTTAACGAATCATATCTGTATTCGTCTTGACGTCCTCTAGCTTCAGCTAGATTTTTCAATCTTGAAACCTCTTGATTGAATCTGTTTTCATACAAGGCCATCATATCTTGTTCGCCTTTCATGAAAGTATAAGCCTCTACTAGACAACCATATAATAAAGCATTTCTAGCATTTTGTGAAAGCCAAGTACCAGATGTTTGACTGGTTAAGCTTGCTGGCTCATATAAATAATGTAACTCTACGTTATAATCTTGATCAGGAACAGGGGCTACAATAAGCGTAGAGCCGTTGTCTGATCCTGTTGATAATTCTTTATCAAAGTCTGCGTAATATTGCGGAAGTCCTCTAGCATTTGTATCTGTAGGATCTGGAGCATATTCACGCATAAAAGTAGTATGTTTTTTCTCTAAATAATTGTAATCGCCATTACCATCAATAACAGCCAAAGAAAATGACATTTGAAAATCGCTTGGGGCTGTTAAATAAGTATTCCCAGTAGTTAAATTACCAGTAACATTTTTTCTAAAAAAATCTAATTGTATTAAATGAAACAATCTTTCCTCAGCATTTACAATAAAATCATCTAACGTATTAACAAACGTAGTTTCTTCGTTTTCAGTAAAGTTTTGAATAAGTGTTTTTAATTCTGCTAAAGTCATGTTGTAGTAATTGTAACCTCCCCAACAGCTCCTGTCATTTCAGGAACTACAAAATTAGAACCAATAATAGAATCGTTCATAAACGATGGTAAGAATATATTTGATACAGTAACAACAACAAAACCCTCTCCAACTTCTTTATCGGTATTTGGTCTTGGTTTGTATAAAGCCTGCGGATCAGCTGGAGCTGTATGCGGTTCTAGTTGAGGATGTTTTGTTTCGAAACATTCTGGACAAGTTTTTAAGCCGTTCCATTCTTCTTTTAAAGAATGTAACGGGTATTCAAAAGCGCATCTGTCGCATAAGGCTCTTGCAAACTTACCACTTGCATATGCCATATTAACCTACGCTGTTAAAAGGTCTTATTCTAAAGGATGCTCTGTCTTCATCTGTTGACATAGCTCTGTTAAACTCTTCTTCATAAGCCTGTTTTAATAAACCAACTCTATCTGGAGCTTTTTTCATAGCAATATAATAAGCTAGACCTGCTGCAAAACAAGGATAAAACCTAAAAGGCATATCCATTGTATTGGTACCAGCATCTGCATCATCCATTCTTACTAATTTATTAAACACCAACACATCTGTACTATTTTCCGGAACAGGCCAAACTTTAATAGCAGGTGTAATACTCTTATCAATAAAGAATTGAGAAGGTCTAGCTTGAGTTGTTTTGTTTGGTATATTTAAGTATTCGCTTCTACTTAATCTATCCATTGATATATCTGTCTGAGTTCCGTTTACAGTTCTTCTGCAAACAACATCTAATACATCAATAACATTTGTATTTAAAGAATAACTTGCAGTTCCTTGCGTTACAGTTTCGGTTGCTTGTTCTATAGTCCATTGATTTAAACCACGGTTAGCCCATTCAGCTAACATTAGATTGATAGATCTACGAGCTGTTTTTAAATCGTAACCGGTTCTAAGTTCAAGTCCACATCTTTCAAATGCTTCTTCTACAAACTCAGCTACGTTTGGTTCAAAATCTGTACTACTAGATGTTGTCATTTTTAACTGTATTGACCTCTTCTTCTATTACAGTTGCCTGATATAACTTCTCC